CATGCATGTATCCAGAACACAACCAATTAGATCCTAACAACCCTGACTGTCGTGAGAATTCTGCATACCCTGCTAACCCTGATTCCGAATACGGATGGGAGAAACTTTTTAGTGAAAGGTTATATCTCTCTTACCATCGTAACTACGGTATTCCTGTTAGGATTGCTCGTTACCATAACATCTACGGACCAGAAGGAACGTGGTTTGGAGGAAGAGAAAAAGCACCTGCTGCAATCTGTAGAAAAGTTGCCTATGCAAACCTTGAAGACTCCATCGAAGTCTGGGGAGACGGACAACAAACTAGATCCTTCCTCTTCATCGACGAATGTATTGAAGCAACCAGACGAATCATGGACTCCGACTGTACAGAACCCCTCAACATCGGTTCCGAGGAGATGGTTACCATTGATCAATTAGTTGACATTGCTGCAAAGGTAGCAAACAAAACTATAACTAAAAATCATCTTGACGTACCACACACAGGTGTTCGTGGTCGTAACTCTAACAATGATTTGATTAGAGAAAAGTTAGGTTGGGATTATAGTATGACATTAGAAGAAGGTATAAGAAAAACATACAACTGGATCATGAGTCAGATAGCAAAAGGACTCGCTGCCGATGCTGACGTATCTGATAAGAAGTATCTTGCATATGGTAACTGTGGGAAATGATAAGACTGTCTCATTGGTATGGTAGGTTGGGTAACAACATCCAACAGTGTGCTGTAGGCACAATGATGGCAGAACAAATGGATACATCTTTTGAATCATTAGAGCATGACATTATCAAAAAACATAAAACAGAGTTCGGTAATGGTTCATCACCTGTATACTCAAAGTGTTTCTATTGGGAAGGTCCTTATAGAGAGGTCAACTTACCAGTTGAAACGATCTATCGTAACATGCGTAAGGTTTGTAAGAAGTGGATCTATCCCCAACTTGACATTCCAACAAAAGAAATACCTGATGATACTATTGTTATTCATATCAGGAGTGGAGATATTTTTGACAAAGACGTTCATAATCCAGAACAGTATAGTCCTAATCCTTATTATTTCTACGATACACTTCTTGATTCGTTTGATAAAGCGATTGTAGTTACCGAGAATGATAACTTCAATCCGATTGTGGAAGAGTTATCTTATAATAGAAAGGTTACAATACAACGTGGTACAGTGGCAGAAGATTTTGCTACACTACTAGGAGCAAAACACGTTGCTAATTCTGGTGTTGGAACATATGCTGTTGCTGCTGCTCTCTGTAGTCAGAACATTGAACACTTCTACTGCACTGATATAGCAATTACTGAGCATTTGAATTGGCAGATGCTTGTTGATACTGATGTCAAGGTGCATCAAATGCATCTACCACATTACTTACTACCTGGTGAATGGAGAAACACTGATGAGCAACGAGAATTCATTCTCAGTTACAAGGCACCAATTTCCTGAGGGTGTAGTTGATTACATTGAGCAGGTGACTTACACACTGCCATGGTTCTTCTTCAAGGACTGTGCATATGGTAATCAAGATCACCCACTAAAGAAAGATTCACATCCATATTTTTCTCACACATTTCTTGAGGACAATAAGGCAAGACCTCACTTCAATCAGATGCCATGGAATGAGATAGGTCAATTTATAGGATTGCCTAATAATAAAATGATACGTGCTCATAATACGATGCAGTATCCCAGACCCGACATGGCAGGTGTCCCACATAATCCACACACTGATAATCCCAATCCACATATTGTTGGTTTGTATTATCCAAATGATTCTGATGGTGACACATTCTTTTTTGATGACGATCTAAACGTTATACATAAAGAACCTGTAGCAAGGGGTAAGATGATTGTCTTTGATGGTAGGTGGAAACACTCCTCATCATCACCGACAAAAAATATACGATTCTCATTGAATATTAATTATGAACCTACTCCACGGACCAGCAATATCTGACCTATGTGATTATGATTTTGGAGACCAAGCAGGGTGTCTTGGTGGTGTAGATGGTGCATTCATGAAGGATGCGAATGAAGGTAACTTAGATTTTATTAAGAGGGTCAATGGTAGTAAGTTTATGACACTATTCATTGACAATATTAGATTATATAAAAGACCAATAAAATGTGGCACACCTCATGATCAAGAGAGAGTGGATCACATGATGGAAGAGAATGATCTTTTACATTTACTAGCAGAGATTATGCTAATGAAAGAGACTAAGTTTATTATATTCTGTAGCAATGAAGACACACCTATAACTGAAGACATACACCCACACATACCACAGAATGTTCTAGGAATATATGCAGCAAATGCCATAGGTTATGGTGGTAAGGTGCATCCTTTTCCTTATGGATTGCAGAGAAAATTATATCCGTGTGATGTCAGACTTGATGAGATGCAGACTGCCATGTTGTCTGACCCAAAACCAAGTAAGTTATTGTACATCAATCATGCAGAACATACTAACCTTAGTGAACGTGGTAACATAAGAGAGATGTTTACAAATAAATCTTTTGCTACTATAAGTCCGAGGGTAGATTACCCTGAGTATTGTAGACAGATACAGGCACACAAGTTTATGATATGCCCTGAGGGTAATGCTGTAGACTGTCATAGAAACTGGGAAGTCTTGTTACTAAAACGTGTGCCTATAATGAAAAGAAATCCATACCTAGAGGAGTGTTATAAAGAGTACCCTATTCTATGGGTAGATGATTATGCTGATGTGAACAAAACATTATTAGCAGAGAATGACGACTTGTTTGTAAAGAGTAGAAACTTAGATGTAAATATGCTAGACTTGTATTGTCTATTCAATAGGGCGGTAAACCGTGCTAAAAATACCTGAGGTCACCCTTCTAATACTAGCAGATCTTGACCTGCCAGATGCAGTCTATGCAATAAATAAATCATGTGAAGAAATCGAATGGGGTGCTGCCAAATTTTTAGGTAGTAAGAGACCAGAAGGTCTATGTGATCAGGTACAATATGAAGAGACATATCCGATACAAAGTATTAATGACTTTAATTTTTATTGTATTTACAATCTTACTAATCACGTCAGGACCTCGCACTGCCTTCTCATACATCCAGACGGCTACGTTATTCGTCCTCAGTTATGGGATAATAAGTTTCTTGATTACGATTATATCGGTGCCCCGTGGAGAGATGACCCAAATGCCTACCTCGACCCGTGGGGGAGAAACCAACGTGTCGGTAATGGAGGATTTTCCTTACGCTCCAAGCGTCTTCTCGAAGTCCCCAGTAAAGTCACCGTCCCTTGGGAAGTAAACGAAGGTACATTTTATAAGCATCAGAACGCAGGTCTATATAATGAGGACGGGAACATATGCTGCCACAACCGACACATCTTCGAGGCACAAGGATGTGTGTATGCTCCCGTCGAGGTGGCGAGTAAATTCTCTAGAGAAGATACTCTACCAGACAGTGAAGAGGAAACCTTTGGTTTCCATTATCATTTCCAAGACATACGATGAAACCTGCGAGCATATATCCACTGTGGTGGAACCCATGGGGTGATAGAGGACTAGACTTTGATAAGAAAGTTAGTATTTCTATTGACAATCTTGATCATGACAAGTCAGCAGACTATAAAATTTTATTTTTAGCAGAACCACTTGCAATACTACCAACAGTGAGTGAAGGGGCGTTACGATGTGCATATAATTTTGATAAGATATACACTTTTTGTCAAAGTTTTCTTGAGAGATATCCACAGGCAGAACTCTTTGAGTGGGGTAGTAGTTGGTTAGATTTCAAGGACTTAAAAATAAACAAAACAAACAATGTATCTTTTGTTACAAGTAGTAAGAGTCAGAGCACAGGTCATCAATTACGCATAGAGATATATGAATATTTGAAAGAGGTTGATGTATCAAATGGATTGCAATATTACTCACACATGTCACCGCCTTTTCATGAAAGAAGAAATGATTTTTTTGAAAGTTCTAAGTTCCATATTGCTGTAGAGAACTCTCAACAAAGAAATTACTTTACTGAAAAAATTATAGATTGTTTTGCATCTAAAACTGTGCCAATCTATTATGGTTGTCCTAATATAAGTGATTGGTTTCACATGGATGGTATCATCACATTCAATGATGTTGATGAACTCAAGATGATTATAAGCAAACTTGATGGAGATTGTTATAATAAACGCATGAAGGCTATTGAACATAACTATGAGGTTGCTAAGAAATTTCATAGCGATAATGATGTAGTGCCTAGACTTACTCGTAAAATTATTAATGATGTAAATTCATGAGAGTAAGTTATTGCATTCCTACTCATGATCATCCAAAATGTGAGCAGTATATGTTTGATATATTGTACCCTTTATCACAACAGACTACAAAAGATTTTGAGTTGTGTGTATCACATCAAGGAGATGAGAAGAGAATACTTAGAGCACTAAATGATTATTGGGACATACTAAACATAACTTATAAGAGAGTGGGTGAGGGTAATATTTCTGTCAATACAAACAATGCCATGAGGATGGCAGAGGGTGACATTATAAAGATATTGTACTCTGATGATTTCATTCTCACATCAAATCTTACAGAGGAACTTGACAAAGCATTCACATCAGATGTAAGATGGGCGGTAACAGGTTTTGCCCACACCATTGACAATGGTCAGACACATTACAATCCAAAGTTACCAGTTTACAACGACAGATTGTTGGAGGGTGTCAACACTCTTAGTTCTCCTTCAATTCTTGCTCTTAGGAATGGTCTTGAAGAATACTTTGATGAGAATTTGGTTATGCTGATGGACTGTGACATGTATTATAGATTGTATACTATGCTTGGAAATCCAATCGTTCTAAAGGACATACATATATCAAACAGAGAACATAGAAACCAAACACAAAGATCAAATGAACACCTCATACCAGAGGAGATTAATTATTTGAAGACAAAACATTTGTTATGACTATAGGATTCAACCACCTTGGAAGACACGGAAGATTAGGTAATCAAATGTTCCAGTATGCTGGACTCAGAGGTATCGCTGCTCACCGTGGATTTGATTTTATGATACCAGAAAGTAATTTCAAAGATGAATGGAATGATCATCAACTCTTTGAGGCATTCAAACTTAAAGGTCTTACTAACATAGGTGTATGTGCAGGTCCATATGTACAGGAGGCACACTTCCATTTCGATCAGAACTTGTATGATAATATGCCTGACGGACACAATGTCTATGCATATTTGCAGAGCACAAAATACTTTGATAATATAGAAGAAGAAATAAGACAAGACTTTGAATTCAAGAATGAGATCAAACTCCCATGCGAGGACATGATCGAGACTGTTGAAGATCCTATTGCACTACACGTACGTCGTGGTGATTACATACAAAACTGTGACAACCACCCACCTTGCCCCAAAGAATATTATGACACTGCATTATCAAAGTTTGATAAACGTCGCACAGTGGTTATTTTTTCTGATGATCCTAAATGGTGTAGCACTGAGTTCCCTGATGACAGGTTCCTTGTCTCAGAAGGTGGTGACAATCTTGCAGATTTGTGCATGATGAGTCTTTGTTCTGACTTCATTATTGCTAACTCATCATTCTCATGGTGGGGATCATGGTTGAGTAGGAATCCTGACAAAAGAATTATTGCACCAAAGAAATGGTTTGGTACAGGGTATACTAAGGATCATGACACATCTGATCTGTACTGTAGTAACTGGGAGGTATTATGAGCAACGCTAAGATAGTAAAGAGATTCGATTTACAAAAGTGTACCTTTATCATCCCACTTAGAATAGAAACTGCAGATCGAATGAGAAATATATTGACGACATTAATATATCTTACACGTAATTTCAACACTAAAGTTATTGTCAAAGAGGTTGATAAAGAATCAATATATGAACGTGAAGTTTTACCTCTACTGAAACAAGCATTAGAATCAGAAATGTTATCATGTATTCATCATATCTTTGAGAAGAGTGATGACTTTACATTTCATAGAACCAAGATACTCAATGACATGTTATGGATGGTAGATACACCTGTAGTTTGTAATTATGATAGTGATATTATATTACCCGTTGAGTCATACATAAACGCTACAAATATGATATCTAAAGGGTGGGTTCATCCTGATGTTGAAGGTGGAGAACCAGTGAAGGTTGTATATCCCTATGGTTTTGGAACATATCAATTGCAATGTCATGTAGGTGATGAGCATGTAACAGATTTTATAAACAGTGGATTCAACTTTGAAGCATTCAATGGGAGACTGAGAGAGTGGGATGCTAAGTATGGGTTCTGTCAATTCTTTGACACTGAAGAGTATAAAAAATTAGGTGGAGAGAATGAGAACTTTATAGCATACGGTTATGAGGATGATGAGAGATACTATAGATTCAATCTTCTATCAAGTGTTGCAAGAATAACAGAGCAAGTGTTTCATCTTGAGCATGGCAGAACTAAAAACTCATGGTTCAATAATCCACACTGTGAAGATAATAAATCACTCTGGGAGATGCTAAAAGTAAAAGGTAAGAAGTCTCTCACAAAATACTACGAAGAGGTTGACTATATCAAGAGACGTAATGGATAAGAATAAAGCAGTATATAAATTAGCAAACTTTCCTCCTGTCTTGTGGATAAATCTTGATAGATTTCCTGAGAGAAAAAAATATATGGAGAAACAGTTTGACTACTGGGATATAAAAAATCATCATAGAATATCTGGTATAGATGGTGCTGAGTATGAGTCTTATCTGAAAGGAACTGTGCCACCAAGTATGAATGATGGTGAGATAGCATGTGTCATGACACACCTAAGTGCTCTTAAATATTTTGTAGAAGAGACTGACCACAATGAGGTAGTCATCATGGAAGATGATGTTGATTTGTCAATAGCAGGTCATTGGAATTTTACATGGAAAGATGTAAGACGTAGAGTCCCTGTTGCCTTTGATTGTTTACAATTGACAATCATAAATCCTAATGGTATAACATTAAAACTACATCATAGATTTATAAATGACTTTTCTGCTGCTTGCTACCTTATTACTCGTCATCATGCAACTAAACTCCTCAAACTCCACAGCAGAGGATCGCAGTGGAAAATTGACCAAAACATCAGACCAAGAGCAGTCTCGGAAGACTTGATTCTTGATAGTGGTAAGTCATATGCTACACCTCTATTCAATTACAGATTAGATATGGGTTCTGCTATACATGAGGAACACATAGAAGTATTTCATAAGAGTAGTAATCATGCACTCGTAGAATTTTGGAGAGAGCAAGGTGCTGATGTAAAGATAGAAGAGGTGATGCAATTAGATGAATACTGTGGTAGAATACCACCAGTAGTCTACATAAATCAAGGAAAGGAGGAAGCAAAACATGGTGCCTGAAGTAGTGATTCATGACGAATCAAAACAACCTCAGTTCACAGGCATGATTGATCACGGTGCCATAGGTGTCTTTGATAATTTTGTGAAGTGGGAGTTCTGTGATTCTGTCGTAGATTCTTTTGAGTTTTGGCACTCTAAAAAACATATAAAGAAAGATGATTTAGAAGTCAAGGTCACATCATTCAACGGTAGAGATCTCACTCTCAATCCTATGGGTGAAGGTGGTAAACAATTCAAAGAGGGTGCACTTGGAAGAAAGGATGAGCAATTGTATCTTGAGATTGCTGACCCTGCTCTTGCTATGGAAATCAATCAAGCAGTAGGTGGTGCCTTTGAAATATATGCTAAGAAGTATAAGGGTATTCTTGATTGTTGTGACCCAGTATCATCTTGGACATGTAAAATTCAGAAAACAAAATCAGGTGGTGGGTATCACATCTGGCATTCAGAGAATGGTAGTTTCTTATACAGAGACAGAGTTGTGACATGGATGATATATCTCAATGACATACCACATGAGAATGGTGGTGCGACTGACTTCTTTCATCAAGAAATATCTTTCCAACCAAAGAAAGGCACAATAGTATTATGGCCAGCAGCATACACACATGTGCATAGAGGAGCATTCCTGACAGGTGACAAAGCAAAGTACATAGCAACAGGTTGGTTTTCTCGTGAACCAGGTGAAGTTACTAACAGAAAACTAGGTGAGTTGACAGGTAAGTTATTGCCAAAAGAAATGTTGAATGGATGATTTTCTATACTGCTATAACAAATGGTTATGATAAATTAGCACCACCGCCTATAGCAGATGATGTTTTATTCATCTGTTTTTATGATGGTGACAAACCTGATGTGGATGGGTGGATTTATATACCAATAGAGATAGAAGAGAAGTGTCCTGTAAGAAAATCATATCACCCCAAGCATTGTCCTCATTTATACTTTGATAAGAATGCCAAGACAGTATGGATAGATGCATGCTATCCTATATCTGATTACATTCTAGATGTGTCTAGAGATCTTTTTGAAGAGCATGATTTTGTTCTCCAAAAACATCCAGAAGAAAGAACACTCTTCAAAGAATTTCAGAAGTTATATGAGCATGGGTTTTCTACTAAAGAAGAGATCCTTGATATGTGTAGGAGAATAAAGGAGATTGGATATCCAATCAAATATTATAATCAAACAATCAACAGTCTTATTTGGAGAAGACTTACACCAGAGGTCGGTGACTGGTGTGATACATGGAGAGAGTGGTATGATGATGGTGTCAATAGAGATCAAGTATCAAGTTCTATTGCAGAGTATCTGACTGGTAAAAAATATAGATCACCTTTAGGGTTCAAGATACACCGTGTGCCAATAAAATTAGAGATGAGAAATAGACAGAACAGGGTCAAAGATTACAGTGAATCATATGTCTTACAAGACAAACCAACTGCTCAAGATCGGGTAAAATTTATTGATGATTTACGTGACATATTTTACGATAAGTCTGAGGTATTATTCTCTAGTAAATTGTACGCAACTGTGAAGTATACACCTTTTGAAATGAATGAGTATACAGAACCAAAGGACATGATAGTATACACATGTATAACTAACGGTTACGATGAATTTGTACCTGGTAATTACTACCACCCTGATGTCAGATATGTTTGCTTCCATGATGGTACAGTAGACACAAGTATTGAACCATGGGAGTATATAAAACTTGATGTAGATATAGACTGTCCAAGAAGATTATCATTCTATCCTAAGGCAAATCCTCATCTATATTTTCCAGAGGGATCTAATACCATATGGATTGATGCATGCTATAGACACACACATAAGTTTATAGAAAGAAGTAAGATATGTTTTCCATTTACTATGCTAAGACATGCGTCAAAATTTACATACTATGATGAGATGCTTGAAGGATTTACATGTGCATTCTTTTCTTACGATGACGCTATCAATCTCACAAAAAAACTCAAAGAGACGGGGTATAATTTTAGAACTTATGCAAGTCCTCTTGGCACTATAGTTTGGAGAACATTGTCACCAGAGATGACAAAGTTCAATGAGTCATGGTATAAGTGGTCACTTGTAGGATGTAATAGGGATCAGATTGCATATGATATGGCACTCAAAGAATCAGGTATACAATTACCATCTGTATTTGAACGAAGAGCAGACTCAGGTGTGCCACTTGGATATTATAATAAGAAGGGTAGAAGAGGCATGCATCCACAGAGAGGGGACATGAAACAGTATCTTAGAAAGGATGAGTTATTGCAAGAGATGAGTGAGATCACAGGTCTAAATCCTAAGCTATATACTGAGTACCCAGACCATGAATTCTACATGGGTAAGTATAATATATTATGATTTACTATACTATAAACACTAATAATTATATTGAGGATCTACAAGCACCACCATGGGTGAAGGTCATAACAGAGGTGGAGGATTTAGGTGATCCTGTAAGGAGTAGTAGAAAAGATAAAATATTGTGTCCTTTTGAAGGACCTAGTGTTTACATCGATGCATCTAAAGTGCATCTTCTTGATGATAATTTTAAGAAGTTGAGTGAAGAGATAATAGGTAGAGGTGGGTTCACATATATGGAACACCCACACAAACACACATACCTTGAGGAGTGTGCGGAGTATGTGAGTAGGGGGTGGGTAGATCCAGATGATATATTGAAATTTACAATTGAACTTGCAGAAACAGATTTTGATTTTGAAAAATACTTCTCACCATTATGTACAATAATCTGGCGAAGTTGGAATGATCATGAGTTCAATGAGATGTGGTGGGAGTGGTACAACAAAGGTGGAATAAGAGATCAATTATCATTTTCTGTTGCATATCAACTTTGCCCACAAAAATGTGAGACAGTATACTCAAGAGATATTATAAATCAATTTTCTGATGCAAGTCCAAATGGTGAGTGGTGGAACAACAAGTGTGGTGATTACAAATATCATAATCAAGATGTTGATATTGTAGAGTTTGTAGATTTACTTACCGAAGTCACTGGTCTTTTTGATTGGAAAGAATATTTTAGAACAGGAAGAGATCGTATCACAGGGCAACCTTTCTATGGTGATGCTGCTTCATACTCTTATGCTATTGAATGGCATGACCCTGAAAAAGATCAGATAGTAATCTATACCAGTATAACAAATTGGTATGATACTATACCTGATGACATGTACTACGATCCTAATGTAAAGTATGTCTGTTTTACTGATGGTAAGGTAGAAAAGAAAGGAGCATGGGAGTTCAGAGATATACCAGACTTTGTTTATGATGAGGTAGGTGGTGACCCACGGAGACTATCTGCTTTCGCTAAGATATGTCCACATAAATTATTTCCTAATGGGACTAAGACAGTCTGGTTAGATGGATGCTATGTTCACTCTAAGGAGTGGGTAGATAAAAGTAAAGCGATATTAAAAGAAGTTCCGTTGACCCACATGTTACATCCACATAGGTTCACTTTCCACAATGAAATCATGGAGGGGTTTGGTGCTAATTTTAACAGCAGAGAACAAATGCTTGAACTTGTGAACGCATTGAGTAAAGTTGATTATAATTTCAAACAATATTATTCTCCAGTACTAACATGTATATGGAGACAGGTAGATGATGAGATGTCGGAGTTCCACGATCTGTGGTGGAAGTATAGTAAAATAGGATCCAATAGAGATCAGATATCATTTGATTGTGCTAGACAACTTACTGGTTTGAATTGGAGTAGGATAGACAACTGGGAAAGTATAGGACTTGATCTTACATCACCCACATCAAAATCTGCTAGAAATAAAAGACATCCTCAAGCAGGTCATTTTACTGATAAGAATACTTACAATGACATATTAGGAGAGTGTTACGATTTATTGAAAGAGATAAGACCTATAACAGGTATACAAGATGAGCACCAGATTTGGAAGGTTGAATGGAATGAAGTAAAAGATCCAACCACATGGTTGTATAAAAAAATAGAACGTGCTGATGGGTACATTGAAAGAATCAATGAGATAGGATGGGTTCCACAAGGAGATTGGTGGTATGATCCCACTACAATCAAGACCACTAATGGTAAGTATTCCATACAAGATAAAATACAATTGATCAAGGACTTAAATGGATTCCAAATAGGAAATAGAAGTTCAAACAAAACTAATTCTTTCTGGGTTAGAAGATTGAAGAGGTCTCTTGGTCTTGTTGATTTACCACCAGAACTTCATGACATGCATGTGTGGGACTGGGGTTTATCATTTAAAGAATATGTGACAAAGAATGTATTGAAACCAAATCTACCTAAAACATAAGTAAAACTTATAACTGTCATCATTTTTACTGATTCTTACTTAGGCAATTATACTTATGTGTTGACACAATTGTTACGATATGCTAAGATAAATAAAATTACACACTGCTCCCAACCGAGACCTACGTAGGCAGTATAATACATCGTCTCTTTATCCTGTAGCGAGGGGTTACAGGAAATAAGTTTCGCATCTACCCTTGGTGCCCTACTTACAAACGTCTTACTAAATGACAACCTCAAATATCACACGCAGACAGAGTGGTCTCCTACAAGGATGGCCTGAGTTCTGTGAATGGGTAACTTCAACAAACAACAGAATCTATGTTGGTTGGTTCGGAGTACTCATGATTCCATGTTTGCTCGCAGCAGCAGCATGCTTCATCGTTGCATTCATTGCAGCACCTCCAGTCGATATCGACGGAATCAGAGAACCTGTAGCAGGTTCCTTCATGTATGGTAACAACATCATCTCAGGTGCAGTTGTTCCATCATCTAATGCTATTGGTCTACACTTCTACCCTATCTGGGAAGCAGCAACAGTAGATGAATGGTTATACAATGGCGGTCCTTACCAGTTGGTAATCTTCCACTTCCTTATCGGAATCTCTGCCTACATGGGTAGACAGTGGGAATTATCATACAGATTAGGAATGAGACCATGGATCTGTGTAGCATACTCTGCTCCAGTGTCAGCAGCATTCGCTGTATTCTTAGTGTACCCTTTCGGTCAGGGATCTTTCTCAGACGGAATGCCTTTAGGTATCTCAGGTACATTTAACTTCATGTTTGTGTTCCAAGCAGAACATAACATCCTTATGCACCCATTCCACATGGCAGGTGTAGCAGGTATGTTTGGGGGATCACTCTTTAGTGCAATGCACGGTTCTTTAGTTACATCATCTCTAATCAGAGAAACTACAGAAGTTGAGTCTCAGAACTACGGTTATAAATTTGGACAAGAAGAAGAAACATACAACATCGTAGCAGCACACGGTTACTTTGGTCGTCTTATCTTCCAGTATGCTTCCTTCAATAACTCAAGAAGTTTACACTTCTTCCTAGCAGTATTCCCTGTTGTATGTGTATGGTTGACCTCTATGGGTATCTGTACAATGGCATTCAACCTAAACGGATTCAACTTCAACCAGTCTGTAGTAGACGCTAACGGTAAAGTTGTACCAACATGGGGCGATGTTCTAAACAGAGCAAACCTAGGTATGGAAGTAATGCATGAAAGAAATGCACACAACTTCCCATTAGACCTTGCAGCAGCAGAGTCTACAACAGTTGCACTAACAGCACCTGCGATTGGATAATAAATAAGATCGAGACACTTTCGTGCGGTCTCTACAATCGGAACTCCCAGACCCCTTCGGGGGTCTTTTTTTATGAGAAATAACTATTTTGATTTCCTTCTCTTGATAAATCTGAGGTGATACTATGTAATCCACCGTCCCAGAATGCTCTGTGTCTAAATCTAACTACGTGTGGTTTAACATTATATCTTCCGAAAGCTCGGAACACTGCACTGTCTGTCCCATTGCATAGGATATTATTCTCATCTATAGATAAAAATTGCCAGTCTAATATATTTTGTTCGTAATATTGAACTCCAAAGTCGAACCATCTTTCTAACATTGCTATGATAGCAGCGTCGTTCTCAGGATTATTCAACCACCAGTCACCCCTCATTCTTTTTTTCATTTTATACCAATCAAACATACCTGGTTCACCAACATGATTTCTTCTTCGTAAACTATCCCATGCTCCCCACGAATCTTTTGTGTCTTGTGGTATTACTATCTCCCAATCTGGTAGTAAACCCTCGTATGAATTGGGAATAGCATACTCCATACCTGCTAATGCTATGGCGAGACCTGGCACTATGGTAGTGTAAGCACCATCAGTGAACCCTCGTACTGAAGCTTGATGTACATTATAATCAGGAAATAAATCTACCCACTTCTGACCTAATGAAGATTCGTTGTGTGGATTTACTAAATTCATTGATGAAAAAATCAAATCCTTTCCAAGTCTTGTCATCGCAGATGCGTTTACAAATGTATCATATTTTATTGGTACATTTTTACTTTCAAGGTAATTTTTAATAGTTGTAAAATTATAAAATTTATTACTGTTTGGAAATGTATGACCTGCTGTTATAAAATTATCAATTACACTCTTGAAATCAAAGTAGAAATTTAATCTGTGTACCTCTCTTTTACCATCATCAGGTAGACCTGCATTGATTGCATCAACATCAGTTCTTACACTCAGTGGTAAAGGTTCTCCACTCTCATAATAATATTTGTATGATTTAGTTCCTCTTTTACCTCTCTTGTTAGGTCCTGTATCATTTATGAATAGTTTTGCTTTCAATCTAGTGAGAGACTCAGCAGGTGATACTTTATTTTCTGGATCTAAACCATCCTCTACCAATTTTGCTATTGCAAGTGTCTTATCATCACTAACTCCGTTATAGATGTCTGCAAATATATTTTGCATTACCGACTCTACATCATAGGACACTCCCTTATTATCACCTGGCATATAAAAAGTATCACCCACCATGGCGGTGTAATTTCTTGGACACATGGGAGGTGTGTCTAGTACACCGTTCTCGTTAGTTGTATAGTCATCTGGATTGTTAGATAAATCTGTTCTTATAACCTCAACACCAAATCCTTCAAGAACATCCTTTACATTCTCTAGATCTTCTTGAGTTTCTGTAGCTATTCTTTTCATATAATCTCTTATCGTCGTGTTTGTTATCCTATCATAAAACTCAGGTGGATAAGTTTGTCCTAGTGCACATACCTTTAGAGGATCCCAGTGCTGATGAACTGTCAACATCTATATAACTATAACTGACATTATATATGATTAGCTTATATCAATGCTTTGATCCACTAAAAGTATGCATTGTAGGCAGGTCATATCCTCCAGAATTTTATAGTGGTATTGAGAATGTAAAAGTTCGCTCTGCCATGGAACGTGTGGCAGTAGAGACTGAAGAAGACTATCAAAAACTCATAGAGAAACTAGAAGAATTTGATGTAGAGGTATTGAGATTAGATGTATCAGATAATGTAGATGATTACAAAAATCATGATGGTATTGTAGATGCAGCACCACCAATGTGTCCAAGAGATTTTAGTGCACAAGTAGGTGAAACTTTTTACATGCCTAGTAAAAAATATGGTGAGAACTTTGATGTAGAATCTTTATACTTTGGTATTTGGAATAAAGATCAAGTGCAAGAGAAAAGAGAAGAGGTTTTAGCACAATACTTTGAAGACTTGCTTCAACCTGGCAGACCAATGTCACAGAAAGCAGCACTAGATTCCTTTAGGGATAGAGATGACATGAGGAGCATGCCTTTGAAGTTTCTTGCAGGTATTGATAGAGAGGAGTTAGAGAAAGTTATTATAGCAGCAGAGACAAGCACCATAGGATCTAATGTAAAATTTCCTAGTAATAAAAGAGTATATGCATGGACAAGTGTGCAGAAATGGTTAGAGAAACATGAAGTTCCAATTGTGTACGATCAATACATCAACTCTGCATGTATGTGGAGACTTGGTAAGGATTTGTTTTTCAATTATGTTAATATAATAAACAAGTTGAATGAGGAATCATTCTTGAAGAAGTGGAGGAGACTGTTCCCTAATCACAGAGTGCATGGTGTAGATGTACCTGGTCATGGTGACGGTGCCATGCACCCAGTCAAAGAAGGACTTATTATAGCAATAAGAAGTGAAGAATATTATAAAGATTTCTATCCTGACTGGGAGGTGGTGACAGTAGATGGTTGGAAGCAGGTAAAACCTTTTCTAAAAATGAAGGAAAAGAATCAAGGTAGGTGGTGGATCAAAGGAGAAGAGGACAACGATGACTTAGTTGATTACATTCATACTTGGTTAGATGACTGGGTTACCTATGCTGAAGAATCCGTTTTTGATGTCAATGTGCTGCCTCTAGATCAACAAAACTGCATAGTAAATGGTTATAATAAGAAGGTCTTTGATGCTTTTGATAGACATGGTATCACCCCACACATCGTAAACTTTAGACACAGATGGTTCTGGGATGGTGGGTTGCATTGTATTACCAGTGATATCAGTAGAGTTGGAGAGATGAAGACTTTCTTCTAGGCATTTCTTTCGGCTAAGTAAATGTGTTGACATCGTAACATTGATGCTATATAATATCAAGAGCAATGGAGGAACATGCATCACAATCTAGTTTCATTCAATGAACTGTCTGGTTCATATAAAGATCCACATAGTATCGAGATGTTATCTGAGTACTACGAGTGCCTTATAGAATGTAATGATGACCAACATACATGCAAAAGAATATGCAGGGAGGTCTTGGGGTAAGTATAAATACTTGCATGCAAGATAGAAAAGCAGCAAAAAAGTTAATAAAAAGAGCAAAGAAACATCCTAAACTGTACTCGACATCCGAAGTAATCTATGCTAAGATGATCAAGAAGTCTACAAAAGAGGATGAAACCACGACAAAAAAAGAGTAGAACTTACTACTACTTCTGGGGGGCAGCAACTGTTGCAGTTTTTGCTGGACAGATTTATGTTGGTACTGGATTCAGAAAAATGGCAAACACTCTACAGAGGATCTTAGATGCTCCTCTAATGATTGAGGTGCCTGATCTTATACCAAGACAGAGATACTCTCCCGAATCACCTGACGTTGAATACCTAGATTTTTACGATGATAATATGGCACGAACAGTTCCACCTTTCGACCTCGGTGGTGGATCACCTAATGACAAAGTATTCTGCGGAATCATTTTTGAAAGGTGACCCACCTCATCATGAGTGGGGACAACACTACACTGGATATCATTTAAATCCTAATACGTGGTGGAATAATAGGTTCGGAGCATCACTTGGAAAAGGTTTTGTAGATCAAGAACTAATGAATCTATACGTGCCTAAACTCAAGTCTGTCATGAAAATATTAGGACTGCTAGATAGAACATCCATGTATACTTACACGAGTATCTGGGGTCAACTCTATAAGAAAGAGTTGGGTGCTATCATAGATGTGCACAACCATTACTCAGGTGATACAAGGGCGTTACTTTCGTGGGTTCACTTTGTAAAAGTTCCTAAACAAAAGTGCTTTTACTTTTTCTTAGACGGTAAGAAAATTTACCCAGAGACACAGAATGATTCTGACATCATATTCTATCCATCATATGCTATGCATGGTGTCGATAAGATGACAGAGGGTGACGAAAGGTTTGTTGTTGTAGGAAACATTGCTAAAATAAACTAATGAAAGCAGTTCTTTGGTCTAAGGATAACTGTCAGTGGTGTGAGAGAGTTAGACAACTCTTCGCTGCTACCAACATCGAATACTTAGAATACAAACTGGATAAAGACTTCACACGTCACCAGTTCTTTGAAGAATTTGAGGAGGGTGCTACTTTTCCACAAGTTCAACTAGATAACAAACACATAGGTGGATGCAAGGACACACTACATTATCTACAGAAAGAGAACCTGATCTAGGTACTCTAAATAAAGGAGCAGAACTAATGTTGAGTAAGACTCCGCAACCAACTCTGCACAATTGGAGAAAACAAATGGAACAAGCAATCATTGCTCTAAGTGTTACCGTAGGAATACTTACACTTGGTCTTGGTGCAACCATTGGATATCTTATCCGATGTTATGTTCAAGAAACAACTCCACAATATTCCCATCCAGAAATGTTTGATGAGAATGGGAACCCATTACCTGATGAACTTCTTGCTATAAGATTCGAGGGTAATCCAAATGAAAATGATGACGACTAACTCATGGCTAGATTACCAAACAACCCCTTAGTATCTGAACTCTTCAGAGCAGTTCATGGTGCTAAAACAAAAGACAAAAAAGTTGAATTACTTAAAGCACACAAACGTGATGATGTGAAATCAATCCTAATCTGGAACTTTGATAAAGGAATTGAGAGTGCAGTTCCAGAGGGTGCAGTACCATACAAACCTAATGAATCACCTAAGGGGACAGAGGGTCACACAAGATTGATTCATGAACACAGAACACTCTATAACTTTATCAGGGGTGGTAATGATAAGATTTCTAGCATGAGAAGAGAGACATTACTTATTCAATTGCTTGAGTCACTTGAATCAGAGGAAGCAGAGATTGTATGTCTGGTAAAAGACAAAGATCTTCAGAGTAAATACAGAATTACAAGAAACGTAGTGGAGGAGGCGTATCCAGAGATTGTTTGGAGAGATAAGTAGTAATTTTGTAACAGATGTTACAGAATAATTTGCTAAATAGATCAGGGTATGCTAACATACTTTTACGTTCATCCAAATTATTGGACGCAAGTAAGTCAGACACGGAACGGGTGCGTTCATCCCTTCGGGGACGCAAATGTTGACTGAAGGAACGGTATTAAAAACACCTACTACTTTGGAGAAAACAAATGACAAAGGTCACTTACAGAGGCGTTGAGTACGACGCTGAAGAGTACAACGCAAAGGTGCTTGAAGAAGCAACAAAGCGTAACAGACACGATCTAATGTATCGTGGAATCAAGGTCAACAGCAAGGCATCTCCTTGCAGTTAGAATTATTTCTTGAAAATAAATGAGGGTGTTTGACACCCTCTTTTTTTATGCTATATTATTTGTATGGATAAAGACAAACTAAAAATTATAGTCTCTGATTTGGAGATGTTATTATCTGCACTCAAGGCAGAGGTGTACTCAGACACTGAGTCTTATAGATACGATGACATAGTTCCTCATGAGATGGACTATGATGAAGAGTTTGAGGGAACATGACCGCTAAATTATTGAGCATCACACCTGATGCAGAGAAGACCATGGCATACATTGCCAGAGTTTCTAATCCTAGTAATCAGGACAACGATAACTACTCAGGACTACTCAAGTATTGTATAAAGCACAATCACTGGTCAGTCTTTGAACAATCTACGATGACTCTTGAAATTCAAACTACAAGAGGGATAGCAGCACAGATACTACGACACAGGTCGTTCACTTTCCAAGAGTTCAGTCAAAGATATGCTGACACAAATCTACTTGGCACTATACCTGTTCCTGATCTAAGAAGTCAGGACTCTAAAAACAGACAAAATTCTATTGATGATCTCCCCAAAAATCAGAAGGAACAACTTCAAAAAACTATTGCGACGTACTTCGCTGAAGGAATTGATCTATACAATGAACTCATCCGTGAGGGTGTTGCGAAGGAGTGTGCGAGATTTGTTCTCCCGTTAGCAACACCAACAAAACTATACATGACTGGTTCATGTCGGTCATGGATACACTACATAAATCTAAGGTCTGCACATGGCACTCAACTTGAGCACATGATGATAGCAGAGGAGGTTAGAGATATCTTTGTCAAGCAGTTCCCTGCTGTGAGTGAGGCATTAGAGTGGCAAGAATCGTTGGTATAAATCTAGCAAAGAATGGATCACTAGCGATCATTCAAGATGGTCACATAGAATTTTACTTAGAGGAGGAACGTGTCACCAGAATCAAACGAGACATCAGTGCGAAGACTCTTGCCGATAGGTATATTGATTCTAGTGTTGATGTTGTTACCATATGTGATTGTTTTACACGATAT